CCGTCCATAGTACCACCAGCCGACCCCCACCCCCCCCTGACGCTGACGCCACGTTGCACATGTATATACAGTGATCCGCTCAAAAAATGAGCTAATTTTGGACTTTGTCTCACTGTCACACTGTCTAATCGGGGGGATTTTGCTCAGAAAACGCCCTAGGAGTCCCATACCCCCCTATTTTTCTGCAAAAAATTGAGAATTTGCCAAGAATTACCAAAAAATCGGCAAAAAACACTGTCTAACTGTAGATTTGTGCTTGTCAAGGGGGTATATTCTGTACAATCCGAGGGGTATTTCTACCTAGTAATTTCCTAGACCTAGAAATCTCCTAGAACTAGGACTGTTCTGGCCTAGTAATTACCTAAGTTTGTTTTTTATAGGAGTGTTCTAGCTAGAACCTTCCTAGGCTTAGTATATTACTAGGGGGAACGCCCTAATTTGCGCCCATAGTGGAGAACTTTATGGCGGTTTCAGAAGCAGACGTACAAGAGCTTGCCCAAGCACTGCTTGGAAGGAATGTTGCGCCAGAGTTTCTTGAGCAGTTTACTGAGTTTGACAGACCCGTCGATGTTTATAACGCAATGTACGATTCTGCGGAGGGGCAAAACTTCCGCCAAACAGGTGTTGCCGCCAGCTTAGACAATCCGGGCGTTTTGCCGACAGGAGACGCTCCAGCGGCTGAAGATTCTCCATCTGTTACAGCCGCACAGGTACAGCAGATATATCAGGACGAGCTAGGCAGGGGTGGTGCTGATAACTTTATTCAGGGCTGGGTTGACTCAGGGATGGGCATTGAGGATATAAAGCAAGCCATCAATGACTCTCCAGAGGGCCAGAACTACGACACATACGGTCTTGCCGCGAGCTTGGACAATCCCGGCGTTCTCCCCAGCACTGACGGCACATTTACGAACCTTCTTAACACAACTCAGAATGTCACCAACCCGCCCGCCAACTACTCTCCGATGGTCACTCAGTATTATCAGGAACTGTTTAACCGCGACCCACAACAGGCTGGGCTTGACTACTTCACCGGAAGACTAGGCTCGGGCGCCCTTACTGAAGAGGGCTTGCGGGATGCCATGATCGCTGGCGCCCAAGGCACTGACAGGATGTACTACGATGCCTCTCAGCAAGGTGGCCCCGTATTTGATGCAACACAGCAACTCTTTGGCAGAAGACCTGCAAGAGGAACATTTAACCCAGAGACAGGCCAGCTTGAGGGCGGCTATGGCGCCTACAGAAGCAGGCTTGATGCTGGAGAACTGACACCGGAACAGCTAAGAGGCAGGTTGGTACAGCTTGCCTATGACCGTGGCGAAGGTGGAGGACAGAGCGCCGACTATCAGGCGTATCTTGACACCTTGAAAAGTGGCCTACCAGAAGACGCTGTTTATGCAGGCGGCTCTCCATTTTTTGATGAAGCAACGGGAACCTACAGAAACATCCCTTATGGCGCTGATATAAGTCAGGGCCAGCCAGACACTGGAATGCCACCGCCTCCGGGTGGGGGTCAATTCCCCGGAGGGGGTTTCCCGCCAGTACCGCCAAACATTCCCAGCGGTGGCCTTGGCAAAGGTGGCGGAATGCCCAGAAGAATGCCCAGTCAGTACATCACCGGAAACCAGCTTTACTCCGGTATGCCTTATGGCATGACACAGCCGATGGGCATGATGAATTTCATGCAACCCATGATGCAACCAGCGATGTATCAGCCGCCGCAGTTGTCTCAGCAATATATGCCTAACCGTGGGTTGATGTCTGGTTACTCCACAGGGTTTGGCCCCTATGGCGGGTATCAGCGGCCTAGGTTTGGTGGCGGCAAAGGTGGCCCCAGAATCATGCGTCCGATGGGCGGCAAGGGCGGTTTCGGCTACTGAGATGCGCCGTAACTACCGCAAGGAATACGACAACTACCAATCCAAGCCTAAACAGCGCCGAAACAACGACAAGCGGAAAGCCGCTAGGCGTTTGATGGAAAAGGAAGGCAAGGTCAAGAAGGGTGACGGCAAAGACGTAGCCCACAAGAAACCACTGGCAAAGGGCGGCTCTAATAAGAAGGGCAACTTGAAAGTGGCGAACAGATCAAAGAACAGGTCATTTAAGCGCACTAAAACAGCACGGATGGCGTAATGTCAGACCTAATCACGCCCGAACTAGCTAAGAAGCTAAAGGGCGCATCTCCAGAGATGAGGCTTAGGGCCGCAGAGCTTCTGGAGAAAGCAAAGCAGGCAGAAGAGATAGAAAAGGCACAGACCTCTTATATGGGGTTTGTGAAGCACATGTGGCCTGCATTTATTGAAGGCAGACACCACAAGATCATGGCAGAGGCGTTCGAGCGCATCGCTAGAGGCGAACTGAAGCGCCTGATCGTAAATATGCCACCACGCCACACCAAGTCTGAGTTTGCTTCTTTCTTGCTACCGGCATGGTTCTTGGGCCAGATGCCCGAGAAGAAAATCATTCAGACGGCGCACACCGCCGAGTTATCGGTTGGTTTTGGCAGGAAAGTCAGGAACCTTGTGGATTCGGAAGACTTCAAGAAGGTCTTTCCCAGTCTACAGCTAAGGGCAGACTCAAAGGCGGCGGGACGCTGGAGCACCAACAAGAACGGCGAATACTTCGCTATCGGTGTTGGCGGTGCCGTGACAGGTAAAGGTGCCGACCTTTTGATTATTGACGACCCTCACTCAGAGCAGGAAGGCCAGTCAGCAGACCCAGCCGTGTTTGACCGGACTTACGATTGGTACACATCTGGGCCTCGACAGCGTCTTCAGCCGGGAGGCGCTATCGTTATCGTAATGACACGCTGGCACATGCGTGATCTGACCGGCAAGATTATTAAGTCTTCTGCTCAACGGGTAGGTTCCGATGAGTGGGAGTTGATAGAGTTTCCAGCCATCATGCCGTCAGGAAAACCCCTGTGGCCTGAGTTCTGGAGCCAAACGGAGCTTGAAGCTCTGCGGAGCGAACTGCCCTCCCCCAAGTGGAACGCGCAGTACCAGCAAAACCCAACCGCCGAAGAAGGCGCACTGATCAAGAGAGAATGGTGGAAGAGGTGGGAACACGATCATCCACCGCAATGTGAGTTCGTGATTCAGTCATGGGACACAGCTTTCTTGAAAACCCAACGGGCAGATTACTCTGCCTGCACAACGTGGGGCGTGTTTTACCACCCCGACGATGACGGCCTATCACAGCCGAATATCATCCTATTGGATGCCTACAAAGAACGTCTGGAGTTTCCTGAGCTAAAGAAAACGGCTTACGAGATGTGGAGTGAAATGCAACCAGACGCATTTATCGTGGAAGGAAAGGCGGCAGGGATGCCGCTTATTTTTGAGCTACGGGCGATGGGGATTCCGGTTTCGGAATACACCCCCTCGCGTGGCAACGACAAGATAGCAAGGGTAAACGCTGTTGCTGACTTGTTTGCCTCTGGCAACGTATGGGCACCAGAGACACGATTCGCTGAAGAAGTCATTGAGGAATTTGCCGCGTTCCCTGCTGGGGAACATGACGACCTTGTGGACTCTTCAACGCAAGCACTTCTCCGTTTCAGGCAGGGCGGTTTTGTATCGCTTCACACTGACGAAGAAGATGACTTCGACCCCCACGGGAGGGTGGCAAACTATTACTGACATCAACCGCTGGCACGGCTTTGTTGACAATCTGGAGCGCAAACTGCGCCCGATGTTCAGGCGGCACTCCAAGCTAGGAGGCCCAGCCTACTTCGACAACAAAGACTTTCCGATTGCTCATAAGATGGAAGAAAACTACTTCGTGATACGCGGAGAGTTCGATCAGGTGAGACAGCGGTTGCAGGACTTTCCGTTATTCCAAGATATAAGTCCCGAGCAGACCTATATATCGGATGACGATAAGTGGAGGATGTTCTTCCTCAAGGCGAACAACATACGCTTTGAAAAGAACTGCGAAATGTTCCCCAAGACGATGGCGGTTGTCGATAGCGACAAAAGCATCGTTTCGGCCTACTTCTCTATCCTCGACTCAAACAAGATGCTTGTACCCCATGAGGGGCCGTGGTCTGGGGTGCTGAGAATGCACCTTGGCGTAGATATACCGACAGACGGAAAGGGATGTGTGCTGTCTGTGATGGGCAAGGAGTATCGCTGGAAGAACGGCAAGGTCGTTATATTCGACGATACCTACGAGCATTTTGCGATCAACCTGACGGACAACATCAGGGTGGTCTTGTTTATGGATTATCTTAGGCCGCTACCGTTGCCTCTGCATTGGTTGAACAAGTTTTGCATCTATATGGGGCGATTCTTGCCGTACTACAAAGTACCGATCCAGCGGCATAAGGCGTGGGAACGGAGGTTTTACGGAGAAGATGGCATTCCTGCAAAGCAACATTCCGCACTTTAAGTGCTGGGTAAGACGCGAGTACACACACAACCACAGCAAATATCATGGCGAGTTTCTACACGCTATGGCGGTTGCAGTTACAACGATGCCCTGCCGGTGTCTCAGCTTCCAGATGATATTCACTGGCGCTGAAACCTATGACAACGACGAGCCAAACATCCACGGAGGCGCGATGTGGGCAAGGATGCCCATCACTGCCTTGGTCGGAGACACCCCCTTTGTGGAGTGGCCCGAACCAATGCCGGTCTACGCGGCCCAGCCGTGGGATTGTTCGTCTAGGGAGCACAGCGTTTATGTCCTAGAAAGGGCAACGCCGTGTCCTTGGATCGCCAAGATAGACGGGGAGTTTTACCCTGCTAAATATATGTTCACGGTGGACTACACAGACAACGAGATCGCTGATGACCCTGCTCAACACAAGCAGAGCCATGTGATGGAGCTTCTGGATGCAGGCCCGTGGACAGGCAACATTGTGGCGCTACCCAATAACCGCGTACGGGTCACACACCCAGCATGGTGGTCAACGGGAGAGGGCGCACCGGATTTTAGGCCGTCACAGCATATTCACTACTCCAAGTCCGACTTGGACTACACGCTGGACGTAAACAGAGTATTCGACAACCTATACGCAGGTGATGAAGATGAAGAAACCTAAAGGTATGGCAAACGGCGGCATGATGCGGAAGGTTCCCAAGGGCATGTCAGGTGGCGGCAAGATGAAAATGGTCACGAACGACAAGGGCCAAGAGGTGCCGCATTTTGCCGCAGACGGCAAAGGGAAGATGGCAGGCGGCGGAAAGACAAAGACAGCCAACAAGATGATGCCGAAAGGCTACTTTAAGGGCGGCAAAACCATGCAGAGCAAGATGAACACCAAAGGCGGCAAGATGGGTGGCAAAGGCTAAGTGGCTATTGACCGCGTAGCAACACCCTTCAGCCCTCAAGGGGGCGGTGAAGACCTAGAGATCGTGATCGAAAACCCTGAGTCTGTCAGCTTGATGGACGAAGACGGGGGCATGATCATTGATTTCGACCCTAATGCGCCTGCCCTCATGGGTGTTGATCATGGCTCCAACCTAGCGGAGTACATGGATGAGCGGGACTTGGACGGTCTTGCGAGTGAGCTTGTCGGGCAGTTTGACGCTGACCGGATGAGCCGTGCGGACTGGGAAGACTCCTATGTCCGTGGTCTTGATCTTCTTGGGTTGAAGTTTGAGGACAGGTCTACACCGTGGGAGGGCGCTTGTGGCGTCTTTCACCCGATGTTGTCTGAGGCGGTCATACGCTTTCAAGCCCAGACCATACAGGAGATATACCCTGCTAGTGGGCCTGTAAAGACCACTATCGTCGGCAAGATAGACGACGAAAAGACCAAGCAGGCGCACAGAGTACAGAACTACCTGAACTACCTGATTACCCAGCGTATGACGGAGTACAGGACGGAGACAGAGAAGCTGTTGTTCTCCCTGCCGATTGCAGGCTCCGCATTCCGCAAGGTCTACTTTGATCCAAGTATGGGCAGACCCTGCGCCATGTTTGTGCCAGCAGAAGACTTTGTGGTCAGCTACGGCGCGTCTGACTTGTCAACGTGTGAACGCGCCACCCATGTGATGAAGAAAACTTCCAATGAAATCAGGAAGTTACAAGTTGCTGGGTTTTATTCGGACATAGACTTGCCTGCACCAACACCGGACATTTCTGAGATACAGCAGAAATATGACCGGATGACGGGAGACTCGGATAACTACGAGCTTGACCACAGGCACACCCTGCTGGAGATGCACGTTGACATCGACCTGCTAGGGTTTGAGGACACAGACAAGGGCAAGCAAACAGGCATTGCTTTGCCTTACGTTGTTACCATTGACAAGTCATCACGAACAATCCTGTCGATACGGCGCAACTGGTACGAAGATGATCCCAATAAGATGAAGCGGGATCACTACGTTCACTACCAGTATCTGCCGGGACTCGGGTTTTACGGGTTTGGCTTGGTACACATGATCGGTGGTCTATCCAAGTCGGCAACATCCCTGCTCCGACAGTTGGTAGACGCTGGAACACTTGCCAACCTACCGGGGGGATTGAAGTCTCGGGGACTCAGAATCAAGGGCGATGACACTCCCATCATGCCCGGAGAGTTCCGTGACGTAGACGTTCCGGGTGGTGCAATCCGCGACAACATCACGTTCCTACCCTACAAGGAGCCAAGCAACGTCCTTTACCAGTTGCTAGGCGACATTGTGAATGAGGGGCGTCGATTCGCGTCAGCGGCGGATGTGAAAGCCTCAGACATTAATGGCGAAGCGCCGGTTGGCACCACACTTGCAGTGCTTGAGCGAGAGATGAAGGTGATGAGTGCGGTACAAGCCCGTGTTCACGCCG